TGGAACGGTTGATTGTTCCGCGTACCCATGTAGCGCTGGCCGAAGATGAAAGCCTTCTCCAGTGACATAGCGTGGAACGAGCCACCATCCATCTTGTTCTTTGCCACAGGATCAGAGCCAGTGATAACCTTGGTAGCTGCAGCAGTGCCAGACATTGCCCAGGTATCACGGAAGATCTGCGTCAGATTCGACACACGCAGCGGAGGAATAGACATCGCATTCGGACGCAGCGAGCTTTCCTCGAAGGCTGAGCCAACATGAACAAGCTTGGTGCCAGAGTTGATAGCACCAGGAGCTACAGAGCCGATACCTCGAGAAACACGAACTTGCGTGGGAGACAGCACCGAATCAACGATGATGTTCTCGCGGCTGGTAGCAATCACGCCAGTCGTTTGGAACACAGTGTTCGGAAGAATGTTCGTGGTGCTGACCACGGTTAGCACGTTATCACCAGAGGTTGCAGCCGCAGATAGCTCCAGCTCCGGGAAGATCATGCTCTCCACCCAGAAGCCATGCTCGATCTGCTTAGCAGTCTCAGACTGGAACAGCGAAGTCAGTGCCAGCAAAGAAGTCATACCATTCGGCATATACCGAGTGATATTCAACCCGAAAGATTTTTGTGCAAAATCAGGCGGATTGTAATTGGATGCCCAGATACCAGTAGACATAATTTAGTTTCCTTTCATGAAAGACAGTTATGATTAGATGTCACCAGAACCGAGGCTGTGAATGATGATAGTAGGCTTGATACTGAAAACAATACTGCTACCATCTGCAGTGCTATTCACATCAACCCAGACCTCTTTTACACCAGAGACACCATAAACCAAATTAGTAACTCGAGCAGAAGCACCAACACCAGTGCCATAGACAGACATGCCTACGGTGATCGTGCCAGCAGCTGCCTCAGTATCAAGCGTGAGTTTCTTCGTGCCGTTAGCAGTGCTGCCCGTGACAATCACAGATGCAATCGGAGCACTCCCCATCTCCAGGAAGTAATCCCGCCACTTAGAAGCTGCACAGTTCACAACAGAGCTGTGCACAGAAGTGCTAAGGGAAATGCCTTCGTTAGAAGGTACAGCCATGGTATTAGCTTGTGCCACCGTGTTGATATAGCGGACAACAATGCCAAGACCAGGACAGAACTCAGCCGTAGTAGCAGTACTACGCAACGTAGCGCAAATCTGCTCAGAAGTCGGCCAAGTATCAATGAAACCAGCGACGGGACCAGACCTGCGAATGACACCACCAGCGATCATTGCAGCGGTGATAGTGCCAGCGCCTGCCGTTGTAAGAGCGGCGGCTACCGGGCCAACAGCGCAGAGATCACCTGCAAGTTGCCCTCGCAAGAAATCTGACGCGTAAATAGCAGCGCGAACAAGTGCCATGAGAAGCTCCAGAATTAGAGGTTATTTAAACGCGGTACTCCAGTCGATTTGGCCAGGAGTCTGGCTAACACTTTGACTCTGAGGTTTACCAGCAATTTCAGAGGCAAAGTCTTGCAGGAAGCGTTGCGCAACCTGAGATGCTTCGGCTGGAGAAATACCAGGATGACTGGTAGCAAGATTCTGTTCCAGTGCGCTAAGCACCTGCCGAGCAGCAGGATGGTTAAACACAGGATTGTCTTGCCTGATTTGATTGGTAACAAGCGCCTGTTGCACATGTTTCGGCATTGCCGCCAAAATATCTTGAGTTCTGTTTTTGAAGCCAGCATTCAGCATGGCACCATTCACACGAACTGCTTGCATCAGAGCTTGCTGTACAGCTGCATTGATTGCGGATGAGAACGCAGCAGCATCACCGCTGAGAGCATTCGTGATAGTTTCTTGCGGGACAGTCCCGAGAAAATTCACTGAAGCTATCTTCTGTTGGAGAGCTTGCAACTGATCCGCACCAAGAGGAATTACATCTGCTGATAGCGGATCAGCCTCTTGAGGGGTAGCAGCAGTATTCCAGATAGGGAGATAGTTGTCCAGCGGGGATTTGTTTGCGCCTGCAGCTGGCTCACCAGCGCCAGGAATACTAGTTACATTAGCAGTAGCACCGCTTGCCGCGACTTGAGCTGCGCTTACTGCACTTCCGTCGCTTGCTGCAACAGCTGCGTTCGGTTGAGTCCCAGAAGAAACAGGGGACGCAGCCTGGGGCGCAGAGCTAGACGCAGAGTTAGAAGTTCCGAACAATTGTTGAAACAGGCCAGCCATGATATTACTCCTTGTGATAAACCAAATTAGATTGCAAGCAATTCAGCACAGAGGTCTTTAACCCCTGTCCAATATGCTTGGTTCTGAATAAACTTCTGGATATTCAATGGATCAAGCTCCATACTTGTCAAAGCTTGAATCGCATCAGCTTGACGAGTCTCAATAAAGCATCGCTGCTCAGGACTCAGTTTAACTTGCTCCAAGTCATTAAATTCATAACGTCTTGGAAGTTGCTCTTTAGAAAGTTCCATGATTTTTCCTTAATTAACCTTGCTGCTTGTTTCCAGCTGCTACCATCTGTGCCAGCGTACTAGCTGATTGCTGAGCTGCGGTTTGTTTCTCCTGATTAATCTGTTGCTCGTTAGGGGGTTGAGGCATAGGCACCGTAAACTGCATTCCCTTCTCAGCAGCCATAGTTGCCTGCTGCTGCCAAGCTCCCAGCTGCTGCTCATACATTCGTTCAGATTGAGTCTTTCTGAAAGGTTTAAGGTCAGCACCGCGTAAATTCATAAGATGCGCAAACAGATCACCTACACGGTATTCAGCTCCAATAGCTGGTACAGACTGCAAAGTCTGCAAAGCTACAGCAAATTCTTCTGTACTCATTTCTCTGTCTAAGGGGCTAAAGCCATCTCCGATCTTAAACATGAGCTGCGCATTACGGAGTTTAACCGGATCAATCTCAACAGCCTTTTCTTCCTCCGTATTCATATAGGTCGTAGCAGGTTGATACTGGAGAGTGTTGTTCAAAATCATCGTTCGCGCAGGGATAAGCAAAGACGAACGAACAGCAATAGAAGCAAGACGTTCGCGATAGTCTGTCCCCTCCATCACATCATCAACTTCGCTCTTTGTTTTATTCCCTCGAACAAACTGCCCTTGTTGCATAGGATTAGTACCAGCCACTACATAGCTATACTGTTCAATTCCTTTAGCTATCTGCATAAATGCAGGAGTCTGCTCATCCCTATACGGAATTGGGAAATAAGCATTGCTCATCGGCTGATAGTAACCTGCGGCTCTCAGAGGGATCTTAGCTGCAGGATTAGAGCTATTAATATCCTTCTTGTCAATCATCAAAGGATTGTAGATGCCACGATCAGATACAGCTCTCCGTTTAGAGGCTAACGTAGCATTCCACATATTTGATGACAGATCCTGCATATCCATCAAATTCTCTGCAAGCGAAAGAGTTTGAAGCCGATGCCCATCATTATAAGGTTGGCACAGCAGAATAGGTAACAGATCGTGAGCATTATTCAACCGCTCAAATTCTAAAAGCACTGAATCATTGATGATTACAAGCTTAAATATTTGAGGGTGATTAGCATCACTGACATTAATCTTATATGCGCTAGGAATTAGTCGCACATAGACTGTAGTACGGAAATAGGCAGTACTGTATTCAACAGTACCTGCAGAATTAACCATGCCAGAAGAACCAAAGAACTGATTCCAGTCACTCACCGGGCCTTTCGTTGCGTGGGATGACATGCCAGTAATGTCTGGAACATAGTACAGCATAGACTCTGCTGTAAGAACCATCTGCGTGGGCTTCGAATTCAATGCTGCAATTGTTGTCCTTGCAGGCACAAGCTGAAACAATCTATTCGTATATTTCTTCATCTTTGATGGAGTAATGACTTCAGTAAAGCCAACGCAATCCCCATCTCTTGCAACTGCGCTAGGATCAACTCTGAGATCCCAGAATGTATTGTACATATCCAAAGCTTGGATCTTGTTTCCACTCCAAGTAACTTCTACCCTGGATGGATTATTGGAAGCGTCATTTTGAACACCCCACGTAGTTTCCATGTCCCAGAATACATGAAGTCCTGAGATGTTATATTTAAAGCCATCTCTGAATGCTTTGATGAAAGCCGCATCCCATGCAGTACGAGATGAGTTCTCTTTCACAATGGTATTAAATTGCAAAGCTGCATCTTCATACTCAGGAGCTGCCCCAGCCATAAACATGGGAGAGCCTTCCAAGAAAGTAGCAGCAAGCTTACCAGTTGCAGTTTCAACCTGCGGCATCACCATTGGAACTATGAAGTCTACAACTTGCACAGGCTTTCCAAGCATGTTTGTAAGCCTGGCCCGCACATCCTGCTCAGAGATCCCATATGTACGATTGTAGTACCTATCCACAATCAACATAGATTCTCTGAGTTGCGTACTCCGATAAAAACTCTGTCTTATGTTCTTCACATAATCTAACAAAGCCTTCGTAGTCTCCTCAGAAAGAACTGGCCTGTCTGACACTGCCGCCTTTGGTGTAGCCATTGTGTTTATACTCCTATTAAAATATATCTATCACGCTGCTGCGCTTCGCAGAGGGACTTGCCCGCAGCTGCGCATTTTGCGGCGGTCAGCACCTCCAAGCAAGGCGACCGCTGCGCGGAAATTGCTCCTCTACTCGCGTGCTCGCTGGCGCTCGCCCGCTCCGTTGCTCGCAATTTGCCTTGCCTTGGAGCCTCCGCTTCCCTAGCAAGACGCTTCGCTGGGGTCAAGCCCACCTGCTGCGCTCCGCAGCTCTCACCCTCAGAACTTAGAATGAGCAATTATCCTCCAAAGCTAGCACATGATCTGTGCCACCTGCGGAGAATGTTGCGCCAACCGGATCAAGGGCTTCGCACAGAGCTTGGTAGTTCTTCACCATTGCACCTGCAAAGGCACAGAGGTCAAGAGCCTCGTCTTTGTTCTTTGTCTTTGTGAAGTCATATTCCACTGCTTGTTTGATGATTGCAGAGTGTGTCGCTCTGGTGGTTTCGATCTCATGAGCGATGAAAGCTTTGATGACGTCTTTCACCCTGGCATTCTTGCTTTGAGTGTTGGTGTAGAGTTCTACGAAATGGAGATTGCTGATTCCAAGATGCTGACAGACATGGTTGAACCAGAATAGATAGGTGCTCTGGTATGCATTAGCTTCACATCCTATAACTCTGCAGCCGTACTTTGCGCACAGAACCAGACTACTGATTATGGCCTGGTATGGACTCAGTGGTTCCAAGATCATCTCAACAGACACTGGCCTGATTGGAGCCTCTGAGCAAGTCTCAAAATATCCAATCCCTACATCATCCAGCCCTGTGCCAGCTTTACCTGTGGCTGGATCAATGACTATAAACCTTGCCATCTTTACATACGCAGGGTCATCTACATCTCTACAGACGAACTTACTGATATCCACTTGCTGGTTGAAAGCCGCAAGATTTGTCTCATTCTGAATCTCTGCAAGAAAGACTTCAGGTTGGCCAGCCGCTGTGTCGTGCTCGAATTCTTCAATCAGCGTGTCCAGAGGATGCACAGCTTCCCACAGAGCAGTACCGTCCTGAAGAATAGCACCAGAGATGAATTTGATCCACTTCGGGTTCTTCTTGAGCTTCCTGAGAATGGAGAACTCAGTAGGGTACATATTCGCCACAAACAGGAAAAGACAGCCATGAGGGCTCTTTGCCTTCATAGCTGTAGCGTACATCCAACCTTCAATCGCTCTTGACTGCACTGAACTCATTGCAGCTTCTCGCGTCTGTACATCTTCAAAGATCATGAAGTCTGGACGAGCGTTACCGAGGTTTGTGCCACGTACCTTACCTAGCACACCAACAGCGTGTAGAATGATTGATCTGCCTTGGAAACTAAACTTCTTCGTATCAGCTTGGTTAATCTCCAAACCCATACGCCACTCACCAAATACAGTGGCTACGTTTGGCTCTTCAAGCATCTCAATCACATCTCGAATGATGTTCACCGCGTGATCTTGGATACTGGAGATCACAAGGATATACTTCCGCTTCGTGAACAGGATCGCATATAGAATCAACAGCTTCACAAGCGTGGTCTTAGCATGTCCGCGAGGAATCCCCAGAGCCAACTTCGGAAAGCCTCGCTCCTGCTTATCCAGCTCCTGAGTCACAAGCTGCCAGACCAGCAGATGCACAGATGGAAAATCTTCCTCAAATATCTCTGGCATCGCCACAGCTGACAGAAAGTTCAAATCCGCCTTGCAAGCATCAATGATCTGAGCCCGCTCGAACTGGTGAACTGCGCTCAGATCATTAGCCTGTTCTTGCTGCTGAGCCTCAAGCTCCCGCTGCATCTCCTCTGAAAGTTGCGGCTTGGCGCCAAAGCCAGAACCTCCAGCCAGGGCCACAGCCAACTCCTGAGCTGTGGCGCCAAGCTTATCCATCCAATTTCTCTCATCTATCCTCATGATCTATCCTCCAGCTGATCTGACTCATCCAGCAAATCTCAGTCCTCGCAAGTAGCTGAGTTGGGCTGCACAGATAGGTGTGGCGGTCGGCCTTCGGCCTCCGACGCCACTGTAGCCTCACAGACTGCACTGCCCTCCACTCCACAGCCCGCACCTTACGCACTTTCTGCACCTCCCTTACGCACGCCCAGCTCGCCCAGAGAAGCACTGAGTCTGGAGAGCTTCACAGCTGCACTCCTCTTAGAAACTTCCTGCTGGAGCTTCAGCACTGCTTGCACATGCGCAGGCTTCCCCTGCAACTTCAGCATCTGCACCTTCTCCGTAGTCTTCATCTCAGCCATCTCCTCCAGAATCTGCAAGCTCTGCAGTCTTTCCTGCATTGCCTGTAGCTTCGCCATACGAAGCGAGTCGATCACTGAGAGCTTCAAGTTCCTGTCCATGAACAGATCCCCTTTCACTCATCATCCTCATAAGTTGCCCAGAAGGCATAGTCACAAGCGGCCTGCCTTCTACCTCAATAACTTCCCCAGCTGTGTCCATCTTAAACTTCAAAGCAGTCCTTGCTGGAATCCGCAGTGTCAGCACAGCTCCACCTTCCGCACCTGTCCCACCTACTGAGTCCATAGACACTCTCCTCTTTGCTTGGTTCAACACCTGATACGCTCTGAGGATCTCAGAGGGCTTGAACATCATCGGCACAGCACGCTTGAGCTTATCCAGCAGCAGATCCTCCAGCTCATCAGCTTTCAGATCCATGCCAGCTGTCCGCTCTCCCTGCTCTATCCTTGCCACCATCACATCTTCTGCAAACTCAGGGTCCGCCATGAGCTGAGAAATGTAGCTCACATTGCAACCTACAATGTGAGCCACCCTTGAATAGTCTGTGATGTAGCCAAGAAGAGCCTTAACTCGCTCCTTGTCTACAGCCATGCTTGTCACTCCACAG